ATCTCATACAGTGGCCAACTCGGAACGACAATCCACTACAACTCCAAGCTAAATAATCACGAACAGGTAACGGAATACGCCGAATCTCTGGGAGCTGAAATGATTGTGGCCAGATACTTCGGCCTTGACTATGACATCAACCTCTCAAACGGCAAAAGAGGAGCGGACGTAGGTCAAGGGCTAGAAGTACGCTGGACGTCATACGTTGGTGGCAATCTCATCGTCTATCCGAATGATCGTGAGACTGACATAGCCGTCTTGGTGGTCGGCAAGTCGCCGGTCTATCACATAGCGGGCTGGCTTCCAGTAGCCTTTGCTAGACGCAAGCGGTTTAAGAATCCGCGTCAGGATTCCTGGTGGGTCGATCAGGCCAATCTGAATCCGATTGAAACATTGGTCAGGAGCGAATATGCCACTGCTGCGATTTGATTGCTCAATATGCAAGAAGCTCTATGGTGATGGGCGCAGGGAACATCTCATCACTAAGGGAGCCGAATTGACGATGCACGAATGGTTCGCTCAATGCTCTGGTTGTGGCGCATTCTCGGTCAAGCTAGTGGATGATTCGTTGGTGGCTGGCCTTGAGTAATGCCTACATGCCACCGAGCCAGACGGACGATTGGGCGACTCCTATCGACCTATGGAATCAGCTAGATGCAATCCACGACTTTGATGTAGATGCAGCAGCTAGTCAAGCGAATCATCTATGCCTGGATTGGTACGGATTAGATCATGAGAATCCAAAACGTCGTGATGGCTTAACTGCATCGTGGAATGGTCGGACAGTATGGATCAATCCGCCTTATGGTCGAATCATCGCTGAGTGGACTAAAGCTGCACAAAGGCACGCAGACGCGGGAGGCTCAGTTGTGATGCTCTTGCCATCTCGAACAGATACACGATGGTTTCACGAATACTGCCTACCGAATGACGTCGAGTTTATCAAAGGCCGTCTTAAGTTTGGCGGAAGCCTGGTATCAGCTCCATTTCCGTCAATGATTGTAAGGTTTAACGTATGAATAGTTATCCACAGACTTATCCACAGGCACTTGTGGACGATGCGACACACCGGACTCAATCCTTGACAGATTGTAAGGATCCATCGCTATACTTGAAAGATAATATCTTGAAAATAAAGATAAATAAAAAGAAAATAAATATAAAGATTAAAAATAAAAACTTATTGGCTATTCCTATGTCAATCGTAATCTTGACAGTATCCACAACAGTCGAAGCCAAAGCAGCTACACAAAGCGATTCATTCAAGCTCTATGCACATTCAAGGATTGTTAATGATGAGCAATATCAATGCTTCTATAAGCTAATAAACAAAGAGAATCGTCACTGGAATCCTAAGGCTCGTAATGGATCGCACTACGGTATCGGCCAGATGCGTAATGAAACCTATAAGAATCTAGATGGCTATCGTCAGATTGACTGGACTATCAGATACATCAAAGGACGTTACGGATCTATGTGCAACGCATGGAGATTCTTCAAGGCTAATGGTTACCATTGATGCCAGCTAAGTCAGCAAGAGCTAACGGAGGCACTAGAGCCTGGTCAAAGATACGTGAGCGGATACTTATCAGAGACGCTAGGTTGTGTCAGTATTGCGGGAATGACGCTACAACAGTGGATCACGTGATTCCGATAAGCAAGGGCGGAACCGATGAGCCAGATAACCTCTTAGCAGCGTGTACTCGATGCAATTACTCGAAAGGAAACCGAACAGGCGTGTTTTTTGGTGTAGCAAGGACACCTCTGACTCTTCCTTTTCCGTTTTCACCGACACAAGAGAGCACAAGTCATGACTAAGGCTGGACAGGGTCAAACAAGGGCGCTCAAGGTCGTCTCAGAGGCGAACAGGGAGGAACAGGGAATCTCTCCTACACCAGAGCGTCTAATCGGCTCAGGAACGCCCAGAATCCACTCTAGGCTCAACGATTTACCGTCTAAGGGCTTAGAAATCATTGACTTCGCCTCTCAGATTGGCATTGATCTAATGCCGTGGCAGAAGTTCGTATTTGAGCACGCGCTCAAAGTTAAGCCGGACGGACGCTGGCACGCGCCTCTGGTCGTGGTCGTTGCCGCTCGACAGAATGGCAAGTCCACGATTATGGAGATGTCAATTTTGGCTCGCCTTTTCCTGTGGCAAGAATCGCTCCAGCTTGGATCAGCGCACGTTCTGACTACATCGCTAGAGACATTCCGGCACGTGGTCAGCATCATCGAGAGCAACGAATCACTAGCTAAACAAGTCAAGAAGATTCGCTGGGCTCATGGATCCGAGGAGATTGAATTGATGTCCGGCGCTCGCTACGTCGTCAAGGCAGCTAATGCCGCAGCGCGTGGATTCGCTAAACCGGAGACGGTGTACATGGACGAGACGCGTCAGCTTAAAGACACCGAAGCCTGGTCAGCGATGCGCTATACGATGATGGCCGCTAAGAATCCGCAGCTCTGGACGTTCTCGAATGCCGGAGATCAACACTCCTTGATTCTCAATCAGCTACGCGAGCGCGGTATGGCATCGGCTGCTGGTGGCAACGATGACATCGCTTATTTCGAATGGTCGGCATTCTCGGACAAGATTGAAGATGAGAAGAATTGGGTCGCGAGCAATCCGGCGCTTGGTCACACAATCCACGAGGATAATATCCGCGCCGTTCTCAATGATCCGCCAGATGTAGTCCAGACGGAGGTGTTGTGCCGATGGGTCAATACAATCTCCGGCGCGATTCCTGTAAAGGAATGGGAAGAGTGTGGATCTGATGAGATTCATCTCGACGTTGAAAAAATGACGTGGTTCGGCCTTGATCTATCGCCAGATCGTAGAGACGGAGCGTTAGTAGCTGCTCAAAAGAATGCGGACGATACTTTCAACATCAAGCTTCTGCATACTTGGCACAATCCGATTTCCTTAGACGATAAAGCTATTGCCAACGATATTGCGCCTTATGCCAGAAAATATCCGCTTGAATATGTGGCTTTTAGCAAGAGAACAAGCTCTGCCGTAGCTGCGCGACTTGCACCAGCCGGCATTCCTGTAATCGATATCGATGGCGCCTTATACGGACAAAGCTGCGATGAATTGCTAGGAGCGATTACCTCAAAGAGATTGATCCACGGAAAACAGGCAGAATTATCCAAGCAGATACTATCGGCTGTTCGATTACCAATGGGCGATGGCGGCTGGATTATAGGAAGAAGAGCGTCAAGTGTCGCGGTCTGCGCAGCCGTGGCCAGTGCGCTTGCCACACACTTTGCGACACGCCCAGAGATGGAGATTGATATTCTGGTCGGTTAGATGTATAGCGAGCCTTTAGACTTATCCACATGGGTCTATTCTCTCGCACAGTAACGACGGCGGCTCCGGCTGCGACCTCCGACATCGAAGCATCGCTGGCTCCAGTAAATGTCACTAGCTCTCTTTATAATATCTACGGCGTCGCCGGAATCACTGCATCTCGCGTGGAGTTTATGTCTGTTCCAACGTGCGCTCGCGCGCGAAACATTATTTCGTCAAGTGTTGCATCGATTCCGCTTAAGGTTCGCACTCGCGCAGATGGCGCTCGCGTTGAATCTCCTCCAAAGGTTATCAATCAGCCAGATCCACGCGTTCCAGGATTCGCAACTTATGCCTGGCTTGCGGAGGATTTATTGTTATACGGATACGGCTACATGCGTATCTTGGAAATCTACGCCGACACATATCGCATTCGCAGTGCAGAACGCATTGATCCAACACGCGTCACAATTAAAACAAATGACAGAGGAACAGAGATTGAGTATTACTGCGTAGATTCAATTCCAGTGCCATACGAAGGCGTTGGAAGTCTTGCAGTCTTTTACGGCGTCGATGAGGGCATTCTCAATCGTGCCGGTCGCACAATTAAAGCTGGTGCAGAATTAGAACGCGCTGCAACTATGTACGCGCGCGAGCCAGTTCCAACTATGGTCTTGAAATCTAATGGCACTGCACTTCCAGCAGATCGCATCGCAAAGCTTCTTGAATCTTGGGGGCAATCACGTCGCAATCGCTCAACTGCATTCTTGAATGCTGACGTCGAATTGCAGACTTTAGGATTCGACCCAGAGAAGCTTCAGCTCAATCAAGCCCGTTCGTACGTTTCGACCGAGCTCGCCAGAGTCACGGGCATTCCGGCCTATTACGTCGATGCAGAATCCGGATCTAGTATGACGTACACAAACGCAACACTTGCGCGTCAATCTTTGCTGGACTTCTCACTTCGTCCAATTATGTGTGCCATTGAAGAGCGTTTATCAATGACTGGAATGGCTAATGATTTCGTGCCAGCATCACAGGAAGTCAAGTTCGATTTAGACGATTACTTGCGCGGATCTGCAAAAGAGCGCGCAGACGTTTACAAGATTCTCTACGACATCGGAGCTTTAACTTCCGATGAAATCCGACTAGAAGAGGAAATGATCCGATGAAAGAAATCAAGCCAACTCCGATGAATCTTGACTTTTCAATGAAGGTCACGGCAACAGATTTTCCAAGACGCGAAATCTCTGGCCGCATCGTCACATGGAATGAAGAAGGCTCTACATCAGCCGGATCAACTATGTTCAAGCCTGGCTCAATTACTTTTAGCGATACTACGAAATTATTACTTGAGCATCGCCGTGAATCTCCAATCGGATTCTTAAAAGATTACGAGGAAGATGAAGAAGGCATTTATGCCACATTTTCTATCGGCAAGACAACTTCCGGATCTGATGCTTTGGAAGAGGCATTTTCCGGATTACGCGACGGCTTTAGTGTCGGCGTTATAGCTGAAAAGTATAAGAACGTCGATGGCGTTCTAGTAATTAGCGCAAGTGCGCTCAAAGAAGTCTCTCTAGTAACAGAGCCAGCCATCAGAAGCGCAAAAGTGGCGGTCGCAGCTAGTGAGCCAGAAGATTCTGAATCCGTCGTGGAAACAGAAGAACAAACTACCGAAGGAGAAAACGAAGTGGAAACAACTCCAACCGTCACAGAAGCACCAGCCGAAACGGTTGAGGCTTCCAAAGTCGTACAGGCCGAGGCATCTCGTCCGCTCTATTTCACATCACCACGTTCACCAATTATTTCTGGTGGATCATATTTAGAACACTCAATCAAGGCAACGCTTGGCAACGAAGATTCTCGTCAATATGTAAAAGCTGCTGACGATTCATTCTCAACAAATCCAGCGTTCTCACCAGTGTCATATGTTCGCGACGTTGCACAGAACACCAACGCTTTACGTCCAGTAATTGACGCATGCGGTGGAACACGTCCATTAAGCACATACGGAATGACAGTATCTATTCCTAAAATTACGGCTAACAGTACTGCCGCGACTGTGGCCGAAGGAGGAGATCCAACTGGAACGACTGCAATCACTTCAGCTTACGTCAATGCGACAGTAATCAAGAAGGCTGGCTTCCAGCGTTACTCAGTAGAATTGCTAGATCGTTCAGATCCATCATTCTATGAAATTATGCTTCAAAATCTTCGCGACGCTTATGCTCAGGCAACTGATCAATATGTAATCGCTCAGATCACTGCTGGCGGAACTCAAGCTACTGCAACTGCTGCCGATTCAGCTGGATTGATTTCATTCGTATCAACAGAATCACCAGCCGTTTACAATGCAACAAAGCGCACTGCAACTGCATTCGTTTCAGGAACTTCAATCTGGAGCACTCTTCTTGGTGCAACAGATACAACTGGACGTCCAATCTACAATGCTCAGCCAATGCAAATGAATCCTGGTGGAACTGCTAATCCAACATCGATTCGCGGAAACGTTCTTGGCCTCGATTATTATGTGGACGCCAACATGGTTGCAACTTCAATTGATGAATCAGCATTCATCATCGAGCCACGTTCAATCGAGATTTTCGAATCTCCTGCGCTTTCATTGGCCACAAACGTGCCAACAACAGGCGAGGTTGAAATCATGCTTTACGGTTATATCGCAGCACAGGCCGTCTTTGCAGGCGGACTTCGTCGCTTCAACCTAACCTAAGCAAACTAATCATGGGCTAGGTGCGCTCCCGTATCTAGCCCAGCAGCTCACGAAAGGGAACAGAGATGCCAGCAATTATTACAGTCGCCAGTCTTAGGACAGTGCTCGGCGTCTCTGTTTCTCTTTATTCTGATGCTTATCTTGAAGGAATTATCGATTCAGCCGAGCAGGTAATTCTGCCGCTATTGACTGCCAATCAAAATGCAGTCGCCGCCGTATATCTTCAAAATAATGTCGCCTATTACATAACACAGAAGCCCAACACATTCGTGGCCGGTCAAAGTGTTGTCGTTACAGGTTGCGTTCCATCTACATTCAACGGAACACAGACAGTCACATCGAATTATTATGATCCTTTTCCTTACCTACCTTTCGCATATCCGGCTCCATATTTTTATTTTACTTCTAGCATTACTAATGCAGACATTACCTTTCGTCCAGTCATTCCTGGCGGCGTAGCTTATCTATCCGGGGCAGACGCGGCCACGCTCTACGCGAATACCGACGCAGTCGAGACGGCGGTCACAATCGTCAGCGTTGAAATATTCCAGAGCGTGGTCGCTCCAGGTGGTCAGATTGAAGGCGTAGATTTTCAGCCGTCGCCATATCGAATGGGTCGATCACTGCAAAATCGCGTTATCGGTTTATTAGGTAATTACATCGACGTCTCAACGATGGCCATGTGATGCCTACACCAACATCAATCGCAATTAACGTCAGAGGCACTCTTGCGACTGCTCTCTCTGGCGTCGTTGCATCAGTTTATTCATCGCCTCCAGAAGCAGTCATTCCTCCAGCTTGCGTAATCGTTCCCGATTCGCCTTACTTAGAAACGACGACAATCGGCAAATCGCAGGTACGCGTGAAAATCAATTTCGTGGTCACTGCGGCCGTTGCTTACAACAACACGGCCGGAGCACTCGACAATCTTGAGCAGCTTGTTATTAGCATCATGGCAGCGATGCCAGCAGGTTACGAAGTCGGAGACGTTCAACGTCCGACAATCCAACAGGTCGGAGCGACCAACCTACTAGTGGCGGATCTCGCGGTCAGCACTTACTACACACAACAGACAATCTAAGGAGACAAAGAAATGCCAACAACAATAGTCACCGGTCGCGACATAGTTTTCACTCTTGCCACCGTGAATTATGACGCGCAGACAACTGCCGTCACGTTAGTCAATGCACCAGTTATTACGACTTATCAGACACTCGATGGAAAAGCCTATAAGCACATTGATGATCAGTGGACACTTAACATCGAGCTTCTTGCAGACTGGGGCGCAACATCATCACTCTTTGAAGCGATGTGGACTGCGTTCACTTCTGCTCCAAATACTGCACTGGCATTCACTCTGCTGACTGCAACTGGCGCGTCATTCGCTGGCACTGCTTTCCCAGTAGCTCCAACTGCTGGCGGTACTGCACCAGATGCACAGACAGATTCTTGGTCAATGCTTTGCGCTTCAACACCAGTCTTAACAATCAGCTAATCGAAAGAGAAACGGGAGCACATAATGAGACTACCAATCACAATCGAATACACCTCTGGCGAGTTCGGCACTTACACGGCACAACCGCCAGAGTGGGCTAAATGGGAACAAAAGACAGGCAGCACAATCTCGCAAGCGCAGGAGAAGATTGGAATCTCTGATCTTCTCTTCCTTGCGTGGAATGCGATGAAACGTGAAGCCGGTGGCAAGCCAATCAAAGGCTATGAAATCTGGTGTGAAACAGTGGCCGACGTGACAGTCGGTGACGTTCTCCCAAAAGTTACGCCGCCGGAAGCGTAAATCGAATCCTGGTGGAGTTAGCCATAGCCACAGGAATACCGATGAGCGAATGGACGACGGCGGAGCAGATCTATACGGCTTTCGAGATACTGGAGAAACAAAGTGAGCGACAACGTTGAGATTGCCTATGACAAGGCAGACCTTCGTCGCATTACTGCCGCATTCAAGGCGATGGATACAGAAGCTACTGATGCAGCTAAAAGAGAATCGTCAGCTCTGGC